TACGTATCTGGCCGGCCGCTACACGCTGCCGTTCCCCAGCACGCCGCGCTTCGTCAATCAGCTGTGCTGCAACATCGCGCGCTACCACCTGTGCGTCGCCGGCGCGCGCATGACGGAAGAGGCCAACGAGCACTACAAGGCGGCGGTGCAGTTCCTGCGCCTGGCGGCAAAGGGTGAGATCACCCTTGGCGAACTGCCAAGCGGCGCACCCGTGCAGCCAGGCACCACCATCGCTTTCGAATCGGGCTCCCGGATCTGGAGTGGTCGCGACCGAGGGGGCTACTGATGGGCGCCCCGGTGCAGCTGCCCGTGCCGATCATCACGGCGGTCGAGCTGGCCATGGTCGATCGCCTCACGCGCGGCCTGGGCAAGATGGTCAGCTCGGTCGAGACCTACGGCGGCGAGTTCGACGACGAGAACCTGGCCGACGTGATCCGGCGCTTTCCCGCCGCCTGGGTCACGTTCGGTGGCGTTAAGAAAACCACTCTGGTCGACACCAGCCGCCAGAAATGGAAACCCGAGGCGACCTTCGTGGTGATGGTTGGCGCGCGCAGTGTGCGCAGCGAAGCGGCCTCTCGCCACGGAGGCCCTGCCCAGGGCGAGGTCGGCACGAACCTGCTGATCTATGCCGTGCGCCGTCTCATGGCGCAGCAGGACATGGGTCTGCCGATCCGTGAGCTGATGCCAGGCGCGGTGCGCACCTTGTTTAACACGCGACTACAGCGCGAGGCGTTTTCGGTCTTCGCGCTGGAGTTCCACACCGAATGGATGGAGTCGGTGCTGCCTGCCGGCACGTTCCCGCAGCCGGCCGATGCCACCAACCTGGACGCGGTGTTTGCCGCGTACAGCGGCCAGCTCGACCCTGCAACGCCGGACTGGGTTTCGACCCAGCTGAACTATTACCTCGATCCGACGCGGGAGGCCAATGCGCCTGACGCGCAGGACATCGTGACGATGCAACCCCCAGCAGGAGCCAACACATGAAGGTTAAAGCCGCACCTGGCGTGCGCGTGCCGATGGACGGCGCACCCCGCAAGTACATCACCGAGAAAGAAGAGGTGGTGGTCGAAGAGACGCCGTATTACCGCCTGCGCCTGCGTGATGGCGATCTGATCCGCACGAATATGGCCAGCGCCGATGGAGCGCCGGATGACAAGCCGGCAGCTACCGCGCCGGCGGAAGAACCCGCCGCTGCTGACGCCACGCCGGTGGAACAGCCCATCGCCGCTGATGCTGCGCCGGCGGTAAAGCCGGCCACCTCGTCCGCAACGCGCGCACCCGCTGCGTCGAGCGGCACCGCTTCGCAATAACTGAGGGAGGCATTCGATGTCCAGCCCCAATATCAGCTTTAACACCATCCCGTCGAGCATCCGCAAGCCGGGCAAGTACTTCGAGTACAACACCACCGGCGCCGTCAATACGCTGCCGGGCAACCCGCAGCCGGTGCTGATCATCGGTCAGCGCCTGGCAGCGGGTGCAACGCCAGCCCTGACCCCGGTGAACATCTCGTCGGAAACCGATGCCGAGGTCGCATTCGGCCAGGGCTCGATTGCACACCTGATGGTCCAGGCGGCGATCAAGGCCAATAACTACCTGCAACTCACGGCGATCGCCGTGGACGATGCCGTCGCCGGCGTGGCCGCAAGTGGCTCGGTCCTGATTGCAGGTCCGGCAACCGCTGCTGGCAACATGACCATCAATATCGGCGGCGTGGCAGCCACGGTCGCGGTGGCCAATGGCGACACCGCAGCAGTCATCGCCGGCAACCTGGTCGCGCAAATCGCGCAGCAGCCGGACCTGCCGGTCACCGCTGCGATCGCCGGCGGCAATCCGGCCAGCGTCGCCTTGACCGCCAAGAACAAGGGCCTGGCGGGCAACGGGATCGTCCTGTCGGCACTCAGCCAGGCCACGGGCGTCACCGGCACCGTCACGGCGATGTCCGGCGGTCTGTCTGACCCGGATATCCAGCCTGCGCTCACCGCCGTGTTCGGCGCCGGCCACAAGATCATCGCTGCGCCGTTCTCCACCCAGGCCTCGCTCGCCACCCTGCGCTCGCACTTGGATACGGTCTCCAACTCGATGGAGCAGCGCGGCACCATCGGCACGGCTGGCTGGCCTGGCACGATGGCCACGGCCACCACGCTTGCAGGCCAGACCAACGAGGGGCGGATCTACATGGGGTGGCACAACGGCTCCGCAATGCCGGCGTACCAGATCGCAGCTGCCTACGCTGCGGTCATCGCCTCCGAGCAAGATCCGGCACGCCCGCTCAACACGCTGCCGCTCAACGGCCTCGATGTCACGAACATCACGCTGCGTCCGGGGCGAACCGACCAGGAAACGGCGCTGCACAACGGCGTCACGCCGTTCGAGGTCGGGCCGGGCGACGTGGTGCAGATCGTGCGCGCGATCTCCACGTACATCGTGGACCCCCAGGGCATCAACGATCCGTCGTTGCTCGATATCACGACGATCCGCACGCTGGACTACATGCGCGACGCGTGGCGCCAGCGCATTGCACTGCGCTTCCCCCGCGACAAGCTGTCGGAGCGCGTCCCGGGCAAGGTTCGTTCCGAGCTGCTCGATGTCGCCTACAAGGCCGAGGAGCTGGAGATCATCGAGAACGTCGACGCCAACAAGGATCGGCTGATCGTCGAGAAGGATCTGCAGAGCGTGGGGCAGCTCAACGCCAAGATCCCCTGTGAGGTGGTGCCGGGCCTGCATGTCTTCGCCGGCGTCATCGACCTGATTCTTTAACACCGGAGGCCAGTCATGGCATTGCAAGAATACGTCGGCGCGATTGTGCTGGCGGTGGATGGTCAGGACGTGGAGGTTGTCGACTTCAGCGTCCAAACCAAGACCGGCCGCAAGCTGGTTAAGACCATGAACCGCACCGGCCGCGCCAAGGGCTTCTCCAAAGGCATCGAGGAGAACGATCTGACCGTGACCGTAGTGATCCCGGAAACAGGCGACCTGGACTGGGCGTCGATCCAAGGGGCGAAGCTGACCACCGAAGCGCTCACCCCGGGCGGCCCGCGCGAGAGCTATCTCGACTGCGCCACGACCGAGGTGGGTGCCAAGTACAGCGTGGACAACGAGGCGCGCCGGGACATCAAGATGTTCTCTCTGCGTAAGGTGACCGAATGATGATCGAACCGGGAACACTGAATTACGGTGTCGAGCACAACGGCACCATCCACTACGACTTCGAGCTGCGCCTGCCGACCGTCGAGGACAACATCGCTGCCCTGGAAGCCGTCGGGGCACCGTCAAACATGCGTGTGCGCACCGTCATGTTCGTGCGGTGTCTCACCAAGCTGGGCACGATCCCCGCCGAGGAGATTACCTACGAACTCATTGCGCAGAACATGGTCGACGATGACTTCGACGAGTTGGCCAACGCCACAGACCGGCTCAAAAAAAAGCGCAAAGCATCGAATCCGCACTTGCCGACTACCGACTTGCCGTCGTCTTCCTCGGACAGTACGGCTTCACCGAGTCCCGCGTCCGCGAGCTGACCACGGTCGAACTGGCGTTCTACCTGTCGGCTGTTGGCCGGCTTCATGAAAAGCGCGCCCAGGCCCTGTTGGGGGCCTCGGGCACGAACGGCGATAAGCCAGAAGAAACGGGTACGCAGCGCCGCGTTATCTCCAAACGTCGCAAGAAGCGCACTTAACACGGGCACGCCAGCATGTCACAGAACCTCCTCGTCTCGATGTTGGTCCGGCTGCGCGACGAGCTGTCGCGCCCGGCCGAGCGCATGTTCCAGGACGTCACGCGTGGCTCGCGTGGCGCCATGGAAGCCGTGCAGGCGACGGGCACCGCCAGCGCGCGTGCTGCCGAGGTCCGTGCGACCGAAGTCAGCCAGTCCGAACGCATCGTCCAGCGCGAGATCGGACAGACCGCCGCTGCGTTTGTCGAGCAGGCCAAGGTTGCCCAGGGCGCGGCTGCCGCCACCGCACGTGCAACCGATGCGAGCCTGGCCAAGCGCCTGCGTGACTACCAACGGTTTAACAAGGCCTGGGAAACCCTGGGCCTGCGTTCAGAAGCCGAGATTCAGCGCGAGATCAACCGCACCGAGGCGGCCTACACGCGCCTGGCCAGATCGGGGCAGATGTCGGCGGAGGAGCAGGCCCGCGCTTTCGAGCACACCCGCGCCCGGGTGGCAGAGCTGACCGCCGAGATGGGCAAACTCACCCGTGCCGAGCGCGGCATCCGCATGCTGCAAGGTGGCGCTAATGGTCTGCGCCTGGCGGGCGAGACCGTCCTGGGCGGCATTGCTGGCGCACGCGCGATCGCGCAGCCCGTCAAGCAGACGATGGAGTTCGACCGCCGCATCGCCCTGGCGGCCAATACGGCGTTCAACCACGAGGATGTACCGGCACGCCTGCGCGGCATGGCCGAGCTGCGCAAGGTGGTGCGCGAAGCTATCGCCGCCGGCGGCGGCACGCCCGAGCAGGTGCTCGACGCCATGACGCAGTTGCTCGGTCAGAACGCCGTCTCGCACCAGACCGCATTCCGGCTGATGCCGGTCCTGCAGAAATACGCCACGGCCCAGGGTGCGGACACCACCGAGCTGGGCGACGTGGCCATGCGGAGCATCCAGACATTCGGTATCAAGGAAGACCAGATCCCGGCGGTGCTCGATGCGGCGATCATGGGTGGCCACATGGGTGGCTTCCACCTGCGGCAGATGGCGAAGTGGCTGCCGCAGCAGATGGCAGCGGCCAAGAACGCCGGCATGGGTGGCATGTCGGGCTTGTCCGAGTTGATCGCACTTAACGAAGTGTCGATGACGACGGCCGGCACGGCCGACGAGGCCGGTAACAACTCGCTGGACCTGCTCAACAAGCTCAACAGCCACGATACCGCGCACCAGGTGCACCGGGAGTTGGGCGGCACGCTTGCGGTCAAGCTCGCCAACGCGCGCATGCGCGGCAAGAGTTCGCTGGTGGCCTTCGGCGACATCATCGAAGAGGTGATGAAGAAGGATAAGAACTACCAGATCATCAAGAAGAAGCTGGCCGCGACCAAGGACGACAGCGAGCGCCAGGAACTGTACGGAAGCATGGAGCAGATCCTGGCCGGCTCGGCCATTGGCAAGATCGTGCGCAACCGCCAGGAAATGCTGGCCCTGATGGGCTACCTGGGCAACAAGGAGAAATTCAACCAGATCACCGCCGCAACGCTGCGCGCGCACGATGAACACATCGGCGACAAGGATGCGGAGGTGATGCAGAACACCGACTCGTTCAAGACCGAGCGGGCGAAGTCGATCGCCGAGATGAGCGAGATGGACGCGGTGCGCGGCCTGGACAAGGCCATCGGCAACACCGCAGACAAGATGACCAAGTACGCCGAGGAATACCCCGGCATGGCCAAGGCCATCATGGGCACCAAGGTCGCCTTCGAGGGCCTGACGGGCGTGATCGTGGGCTTTGGCCTGGCACGCATGTTCTTTGGCGCGGGCGCCCACGGTGCCGGCAGCGCAGCCGCGCGTGCTGCAGGCCACGCCGGATCGTCGGCGCTGGCTCGTATGGCAGGGAGTGCCGGCGGTGCTGCAGCCTCGCTGACCGGTGCGGCAGCGCGCGGTGGGATGGGTCTGCTGGGACGTCTGCTCAAGCCGGTCGGCTCGTCGGCGCTATCGCTGCTGTTCGGCGGCGCGGAGGCGTGGAGTGTCGGGCATGACAAGACGCTCAGCGATGCCGACAAGAAAAGCGAGTACGCGCGTATCGCTGGCGGCACGGCTGGTGGCATTGGCGGCTGGGCCGCCGGCGCGGCAGCGGGCGCAGCCATCGGGTCGGTCGTGCCGGTCCTTGGCACCGCAGTGGGCGGCGTGCTGGGCGGCCTCGCAGGCGGTTTCCTCGGCGATCTGGGCGGCGAGAAGATCGGCAAGCTGCTGGGCGACGCCCTGTTCAAGGCCGAGGCGAGCAAACCGCCCCAGCCGATCACCATCAACAACAAGGTGCAGCTGGATGGCCAGGTCATCGCCGAGTTCGTCAACCAGGTGAACGCGCAAGCCGCATTGAGGCACTGAAATGAGTTGGACCGACAACCTCTACGATGCCTCGTTCCGAGGCGTTAAGTTCGACTGCCAGCGTACGCATGATGGCGCCCGCCGCGCGCTGGCCGAGATGGAAATGCCGTATGTCGACGGCGCAGACGTTGAGGATATGGGGCGCCGCGCCAGGCGCATGAGCCTCACGGCGGTGCTGTGGGGCAAGACGTACGAGACAGACCTGCAGAAACTGATACAGGTGCTGGATCAGCGCGGCTATGGAGAGCTGATCCACCCGGTGTTCGGCAGCATCCCCAAGGCGCAGGTCGAGGATTATTCGATCTCGCACGAGGCGGACAACCCGGACCATTGCACGGTGGAGATTCGCTTTGTTGAGGCGACGCCTGGCAATCCGTTCTTCGTGCAGCAGTTGCCGTCGCAGAAGGCGGACGCGATCGGCGCCCAGACTGACACGGCACGCACGAATGGCATGGGAAAGTTCGGCGCTCTGGTGGGTGCGCTGTCGACGGTCAAGGGCGTGCTCGCCCGCCTGAACGCTTTCCGCGACATCGTCCCCGGCACGGTCGGTGCGGTCAAGGCGCAGGTCCAGGGGATTGTCACGACCACTCTCGACATCATCTCGTTTCCCCAGGCATTCGCGGCCGATGTGATTAGCTGCCTGTCCGGCATGGCGGATCTGCGCTCGTTTGACGTCGGCGTGATCATGTCGGACTGGAAAAGCCTGGTCGGCCAGTTTGGCAACATCGTGCGTCTGCCCGGCGATATCAGCAGCGGTACCGCGACGGTCGGCAGCAGCGCAGGTATCGTGCCGACCGGCATCACCGCTGCGACCAGCGCATCGAGTGGAAACGGTGGAACGGGCGGGGGTTCTGGAGCCGGCGGCGGTACCGGCACCAGCACGT